CTCCAAGACTTTATTGCCCAAAAAACAGGCTGTAAGTTTACTTGTCTCCCCTTAGCTCTCATTCTTTTCAATGTAGCACCATGTCTCGCAAGGAATGATTTCTGCCTCGCTGGATTGTTTTTTTTTATAGTCATATTTGGGTCTCCAAAACGAACTACCTGAACATTACCTGTTTTCTTATTCCTGACATAAACCCCAAACTTCTTTCTCTCGCCTGAAGTTCTAAATGGTTTATTAAGGGTTACAGTTCTACCTCTATATTTAGCCATTTATTTTTTCTTTCTTTTTTTGCGTAAATCTAAATCATGTTTTCTTGAACCTCTAAGGAAGCTATTTACTCTTCCCATAGCCCAAGCCGCCATAGGAACTCTTCTACTTCCAGCACTAAGAAAAGCACCCTGACCTCTCCTATAAACTTTTGCTAAAGTTCCATATGTATATCGCTTAGATGCTTTTGCTTTTCTTTTTAAAGTTGCAACTGTAGCGGCTGATAAAGGTTTTCTTCTAACTGCCATTATGCTTTTGTCCTTGCTCTAAGTAATCCTCTAGGAATAAAACCACCTGATTTATATATAGAGGCTACTCGCTTTATTAGACTTGCTCTTCTTGACCTTTTGCTTCCTTTTAGTCCTGACAGATACTTCTTTGGAAGTCCTGAGTCCTTGTCTTTTGGAACTCGTCTTTTTTTTCTTTTCTTTTTTGCCATTACTCTTCTTCTTCGGCTGTTGGTAAGTTTGTTTGGAATTGTCCGATAGTCGTAGAAGTAGCATCAATTTCTTGATTAATTGCATCAATCTTTTCATCATCATCTATTACTGCCTTTGCTATTTGTTTATCTATTTCCTTTGTATATGTGTCTGACTTAACTCCACTAGCTTTTGCCACTTGTAAGAATTGTAGATCAGCCGCATAATCCCTAAGATCAAATGTATCAGGATAATCTATTTGACCATCAAAAGTTTTATTC